GGTCTTAGCATTTTCTTCGCATAACGAGTTAATAGACCTTTTCTTGGTACGAAAGTATTTGGATCGTACACCATTGGAGTCATAATTAATGGTACGTAAGGTGAGAATACTGCACCTGCTTCCAAGAATTGAGAACCTCTGAATCCAAGTAAAATTTGGTTTTCAGTCATATATGGGTTCTTGTAAACTTGATATCTACCATTTAATTGTCCAACTTTTTGCACACCAAATGCATAATTCATTTTAGCAGCATCACCATCTGTATTAGCAGCAAATCCTGGAATTGATTCTAAGATTGTACCTACTGATGGAGAACATACTAAGAAATTAGCACCACCTCTAAGTGTTTTCTGATGAATAATATTACTCAACTTTTGGATTTTAGTTCCTAAAGTTTGGAACCATTGTCCTTGTGAATTATAGAATCCAAGATCAGAGAATACACCATTAGCTGATATATGTTGTGCATCTGTTGTACCACCTGCTGTGATCGCTCTATTATTTTTAGCTGACCATATTTCTGTTCCAGCAGCTGCTGATTCAATCAACATATCTAAAATTTCTAAGTCTATTTCTAATGAAATATACTCACTCATAATAGAAGTTAATTCAGCTTCTGCATCTAATGAATGGTAAGCATTTAAATCTTGAGCGAACTCAGGAGTCCAAACAGCTTTTAACTTTTTAGTTTTAGCAACAATTGCTTCACTTCTCAACTGAACATTAATTTGAGGGATAGTAATTGGATTATTATCACCATTTAAATTAGTGTTACCTTCTTCAAAATCACCAATATCTGCCATAGTTGGTGCTAAAGAGTAAGAAACATTACAAGCTAATGTAGCGTTTCCGCCTGTTTCTGTTGTAGCATGAGATGATGTTATAACAAATAGTAAGTTAGTACCACTAATTCTTGTAAATTGTGGGTAAGCTGTAATATTTGTATTACCATCACCTGATTGTGAAAATAATTGGAATGCTCTAACTGCTTCTTCATCATAGCTAGTTAAATTAGCGACTGGGAATTGAACTATGTCAAATTCATCAGCAACAGCTGAAGCTGAATACTGTCCATCAAAATTTAAGTCTGACCATGAAGCTGAATATACACTTGCAGCTGCTACTTGTATAGAGCTTGTTTGGTTTGTAGAATAGTTAAATCTACCAGCTCCATAAAGACCACCTGTGTTAGTATTTCCAAAGTTTGCTGAAGTATCACCATAAAGTGAATTTCCGCTTGTAAATGGTGAGTGGTTAGTTCCATACTGGAAGTCTAGGTAAAATACTAGACCAGAAGGTAAGTTCATTGGTTGAACCGAAACGAATTCCTTCGCTGCGATTTGTCCAAATACTTTTCTTACCAATGGTAAAGCAACACCTGCCCATTGAGCACCTGTACCAGCAGTAAATGTACCAGCACCTGATCCTCCTCCAGTATTAGAAGCTTCCGTCACCAATTGTTTTGCTTGGTTTTCTAATAACATCGACATATTATTTTTCGATGTTTCATTATCCAAGCCTTCAAGTAAGCCTGTCTTAGCCCACTTGTTTGCTAATCTAGCCGCATCACTTTGTAGTGATTTATACGGATTAGCGCTTTCTAATAATTGATTTAATTGACTCATGTCTAATCGGTTTTTAAAATTATAAAATTATTGTTAAATTATTCCTGCTAGTTTTTTAAATCTATCAACCATTTGATTTGATTCAACGATAGGTTTTTTATTTGCTTTTTTAGGAGCATGAAGAGTTTTTGAAGCTCTGCCTATTCTACTTTCTTTGATTGAACCTTTAGCTTTTAATTTAGCTTTTAATCCATCTTGTAAAGTTTCATAAACTAATTTTGCTTCTTTTACAGTTTCAGCTTTGTCAAAAGCAGTTAATACTTTAACCTTTTGATTCTCATTTAATGTTTTTGATTTAAAAATCTTATTGGTATACAACAATTTAGCATTCAGTAAGTTAATTTCATTAAGTTCACTTTTTAATGTTTTAATTGTTGAATAAGCTTCTTTCATATCTGCTTTAGCGTCTTTCATACCATCTTTGTATCCTTCTTCTTCAGCATCTGTTCTAGCGTTTTCAAATATACCGCCAAGCTTATCCTCAATTGCACTTAAGTGTTCTTCGGAAGCTACTTCTTCTCCTGTTGCTTCTGAAAATTTTGCTTTAGATGCTTCTGCACCTACATCACTTAATATATCCAATAAAGCCGAAACTTTTGGATATTTAGCAGCAGTTTCTGGGTTTTCCATAGCCATTTGTAGTGCAGCCATACCGCCTGCGGCAGCAAATAAACCTGCAAAACCAGCAGCTACTCCAACTATTTCTTTAACTTCTTCTTTACTTTTCATTTCTTCAGTGACTTCAACTTCAGTTTCTGTTTCTTCTGTTTCTTCAGTATCAACATCAACATCTACGTCTACGTCAACTTCTTCTTCTTCATCGGACATTTCAACAGTATCACCACCAGCTTCTAATTCACCAGCAGTAACCATGTCTTCAATAACGTCTTCGATAAATCCTTTTAAATCTTCATCAGTCATATCTTCGATATCTATTACTTCTTCCTCACCTACATCACCTTCAAGGTCTTCTTTTTCATCTTTCATCCCATCTTCATATCCCTCTTCTTCAGCGTCTGTACGTTCGTCTTCTTGTAATTTAACATCGTCGACAGCTTTTTTAATATCTGCTTTAGCGTCTTTGATACCATCTTTGTATCCTTCTTCTTCAGCATCTGTTCTAGCGTCTTCATTGACTGTGTCAGATTCTAATTCTGCTAAAATTTCATCTAAATTCATGTCTTCCTTTTTTAAACGATCTTTTTCGGTTTCAAGTTCTGCAGGATCGTCTCCCTTTAAACCTTTTCTCATTACTGGATTTGACATTTTAGCTTCATTTTTAGCTTTTTTTGCTTCTTCTTCTTCTTTGGCTTCATTTACATCATCTTCTTCATATGATTTTGACATCATTTCTTTGACATCATCTTCTTTATCCATTTCTTGTAATTTCATAGATAACATGTTTTTCAGATGTGGTGTAAATGATTCCTCCAAAGCAGCTTTAGCATTCGCGATAGCTGATTCCTTTACAGCTTTAGCGTCGGCAATAGCCTCTTTTAAAAAATCTCTATTCATTTTTCCTAAAATTTTTGTTTGGAAAGTACGCTTATTAGAAAACGTAATCGGAATTAATACTTAAATTAATGTTATATCAGAAAATAACATATTTACGATTATACGTATATGAGGATTATTACAAATTATGAAATTGGACAACTTCCTTTTGAGCAAAGGATTTCATAAATAATAGAATTTAATTTTTCATATTGGTTTTTTGAAGAAAAATCAAGACCTTCTTTTACTAATTGCATATATGAACCTGGGTTTGAAGGAGTTGAAACAAAATCCCAACATAATAATTCAAAATCATCTTGTACTTCTTGAACTTCCCCCATTGGTTTTAATGAACCCATTCCTCTTGAAGAAACACCCACTGTTATACCACTATCAATAAGTGATTTTAAAATATTACCTGATGGAGTAGGAAGTATTTCTATTTTACCCATTACATTGTCTCCATCCCACCAAGTATCAGTAATGTTATGTGAAACATTTTTTAAATTAACAACAGATGATTCAGGATGATCTAATTCTCCTACTGCTCTATTATCATTTATTACTTCTTGATATTTATCCATTTCTCTTTGCCAAAGATCTTTTGAATAATATCTTCCATTTCCATTTTTAACTTCACAAGTAGCTAAAATACCCTCAACTATAGGATTTCCTCTTTCTGATTTTTTACCTTCTGTTAATGAAATTTTAGAAGGTACAAATGGTAATGTTTCTATTAAAATTTTTTTCATATCTTATTTAACAGGTGTATATCCGGTTCCAGGTTCTCCTGGTTTGATTTTTGACTTTGAAGGATTACCATAACCACTACCAACATGTTTTCCTTTTATTTGTGTAGGTTTTAATCCAGGTCTATCAGCTGAATATCCTAATTTATCTACTGAAAATGCTGCATTTTTTATGTAATATAAGGGATCTTTTGCTAAATTTTTAGTAACTGTGTTTTTTGCTTTTGCTAATAAATCTCCTATATTTTGATCAGTTATAAGATCTCTTACTTTTTCCATTTCAAAATATACACCTTTTTCTCTTTCTGCCCAATTTTGATTATCTATTGCTTTTTGATCTGTGTAATCATAATTATTTTTATTAAGATTATCTTCAAAAATTTTATGCCAATCAGGAGAATTTGATTTAGCATCAGTTACTATACCTAATCCTGCAATGTTTTCTTGTATAACATTACGTTGTTTTAAAATAGTTGTTGCTTGATCAAAAGTATTTAGATTACTTATCATATTAGGAAAAAGACGTTTTGCTTCTTTCAAAAAAACATCTTTATGGCCTTTACCTTTTTTTATTTGGTTGTATTGTTCTTGTAATGATTTCATTCTTGTCCTATTAAATTTTTTATATCTTTTAAATAATCACTAATTAAATCTGTTGGTTTTAAAACTTTATATGAATCAGGATTATTTTTATAATGTTTTATTGTCTCATTTTTAGCATTCGATATCGCCTTATAAATATGGTTAAGATCTTTCTCAATTGAATTAAATGCGTCTATTCTTGTTTTTTGAAAGTTTTTTTTGGAATCATTATCTTCATCCTCCCATAATTGCTTTACACTCCCATCATTATATATTCCAGATCCTTTAATTTTTTTTGGAACTAATTTATATTTAAAATTACTTACATAGTAATTATCTTTTACCCCATCAGGACCTGCTTTAGGGCCTGGTCCTAATATAGCTCCTACTCCTTCATTTAAACTTTCCCAAAACTGTCCTAGTTCTTCATATGATGGGGCTGCTTTATACATGTCATCAAAACTTTTTATTTCTTTATCATCTAAATCTTTTGGATCTTTTTTAAGTAATTTTTCAATTTCTTCTTTTTGTTTTAAAAGTTTTTCTCTTTTTTCGTTTTTTTCTTCTTTATCTTTGGAATCTTTAGAATCTTTGGTTTCTTTATCTTTAGAATCTTTTTCTTCTTCTTTTTTATTTTCTGCTAACTTATAACCAAATTTTTTAGTTAATATATCATCATCAGTACCTTTTGCCTTTTTATTTTTTCTAAAAGCATTTGGGGTTGCATATTGTCCCCCGGTACCAGGTGTAAATGAAGCTGCCCCTGCACCTCCTCCTGTTGTTGAAATTTCTTCTATTTCATCTTCACTTATATTCCTTAAACCTTTATATAATTCTGGGTATTCTTTCCTGATATGGGTACGATAAGCGTTAAATGCTTTTCTTATTTGTTGTAAAATTTCAGTTAGTCTCTCATCTTTTTTAATATCTTCATTTTTTTCTAACCATTCAATTTCATTATTAAGTTTTACAAATGATTTAAATACATTATTAATATTAGGTAATCTGTATTGTTTAGTTACTAATCTAGTTCCTGTATTTACTTCACCCCCATAATCTGGTTCGTATTTTTCCCAATACATTGAAAAATTATCTGTGAAATAACTTCCTTTAGGAATTGGACCATATTTTTCTTGGATTTTTAATAATAATTCTTTAGGAACTCTTTCATCATCAACATAAATTATTTTACCTCCAGGTTCATCATCAACACCTCTTTCGGCTTCAGGTCTAGGTTCAATGAAAATTATTTCATCTCCTGGTTCGGCTTCTTTTAATTTAAATTTAAATTTACCCATTTGACTTTTGTAATTCTTCAAAAAGACTATAATATTGTAATAAATCTACTAAATTATTATTATTGATTTTTTTTCTTTTATCAATTTCAACAATGTATTTGTTAACTTCTAATAATTTTATTTTTGTAGCTCTATCTTTTACTTTTTTAGTTTCTAATAAAATATTCCTTTTTAATTCAATTATTTTATTATTATAAAATTCTTTTAATTTATTAGTATTATCTACATTATTAATAAATTCTCTTAAAATTGATTTTTGGGACTTATTTAAGTCAGAATATTTATCATTAAATTTTTCTAATAATACTCTGTAAGTAAGAATTCTTAAATCTTTATCATATGATTTAAATTCTTCTATAATATCGTGTTTAACTTCTGATTTGTTAACTTCTTTAGATGTTAAATGTTCTAAAAGAGTTACTTTATTATCTACTATTTGATTTGGGTCTGTTATATCTTGTGAGTTGTAAATTTCAAATAATGTATATAGAGCTGCTAAAGGTTTATAATTACTTATATTCATCTTAAATAAATCCTCTATATTGTATTTTTCCCTTAATTCTCTAATTATATTATATTTTTCTCTTTTTAAAGAACTTCTATTTAATTTTCTTGATGTTTCTAATACTGTATTTAATACAATATTTGCTTTACTTTCAGTTACAACCACGGATTTTTTAAATACTGTTTCATATAGTTTATATTCTTTACCTAATTCAGTATTAACAAAATATTTTTTTAAAATATTTACTGCTGGTGAATCTTTACCATTTAAAGTATCAGACGTAATCTTTCTTACTAAAAGCTCAAATAAAAGACCTGTATTTTTGAACTTTGAATGTTTTACACGCATTAATTATATGATTTTTTTATAAATATATAAGGATTTTTCATCCTTTAATTTTATTTTTTAGTTTTTTTACTTTTTTTAACTTTTTTTTCAGTTATAATTTTTTTCTCGCTATAAGGAATGTTTTTCAACATACTTTCATACTTATTCATTATTTGATTAGCAGTTGTTTCATTAACACTTTTATCATCTTTCATTCTTTTTACTCCTAATCTATCTTTTCCTAAATTATCTTCTTGTTTATTACGTTTTGTTAATTGTTTTTTAGGACGACCTAATGGTACTTTTTTAGTTGTACCTTCATCATAACCTGCTGGTATATTAGATGGATCTGAGTACATTCTTCCTTTACCATATAATGCAGCTAAATCATGTGGAGTTCCATATGATTGTCCTGTTTCTAATGGGTCATTTCCTTCTCCTTCTATCTGTGTTAATCTAAATGTACGCTTAACATCATTTTTAATTAAATCTCTGTATTCTTCATATTCATCCTCACTAAAGTGGAATATATTTTCATAAATCCAATCAGATGGAATTAATTTACTATCTATCATTGATTGAGCTAATGTCATTTTTTCAGTCATTAATGCTATTCTTTCTTGATCATATATTATTGATGGAGTTGTTAACGATATTTCAAAATTAGTTAAACTCGCATCTCTATAGCCCTGAGTGTATAGATGAATTAAAGCTATTTTATATAACTCTGATGTAAATATTCTTTGGATTCTTTCTATAGTTCTTGCAAATCTAATATCTTGGGCAGCTAAAGTTGCTTTACCTTCTAAATTAGCATCATAACCCATAAATGCTTTTGGAACTTTTAAAGCTGCAAATAATTTTTCTCTCATATACTCTACATCTTGAATTCCATCAAATTGTAGTCCTCCTAAATTTTCTATTTTTGTAGCTGTGTCATTACCCCTAACTGGTATATAAAAATCTTCTAATAAGTTTTGAAGGTTATATTTTAGATTATACTCACCTGTATTTTCGTCCATATGAGGAGTACGCTTTAATTTTGTTATGGTTTTTTCCATAAATGCATCTACTTCATTAGGAGGAATAGAACCAACATTCATGTAAAATATTCTTTTTTCAGGTGCTCTAACAACTCTATGAATTAACATAGCATCTTCCATTAAAGTATATTGTTTAAATAATTTTCGAGCAGGTTCTATATATGATCTTCCATAAGGTAAAAAATTCATATCTGTTAATAGTCTAAAATGAGCCATTTCATAATTATCAAAAAATATATTATTTGCTTGTTCACCAGAATTAGGAACATTAAAATAACCATAATCAGATGTTGCTATACCGTCAGGATCATATCTAAATCTTATTTCTTGTGGGTTTTCTTGATTCCAACCTTCTTGTCTTTCAATATGAAACGCCGTATAAGGAATTACATTATATACCCCAAACTTTTCTGCTATTTCTAATTTTAAAAAGAAATCTCCATATTTAGCCATATTTCTAATCCAAGGCCATAAATTAAATTCAATATTCATTACATCATAAAATAAATTATATAATATTTTTTGAATATTTTCATCTGAACTTTTAATATGAAGAACTTCTCCCATATCATTTTTTAATGTAGATTCATCTGCTAAAATATCGAGTGCTGATGCAACTATAGCATCAGTATCCATTGCGTCATATTCTGAATAAAGATATGGTCTTAACGTTTGATAGTTAAAATTTGTTTGTTGACCATATAATGAATTTGGAGAGTTTGTATAAACTCTATTAAATCTATCTATTAATGAGTTAGTTTCTAGATCACCAGACATTTGTATCTGATTGACATCCATAACCTTAAGTTGATTACCCCCTACGTTACGAATTAATACGTCTGTTCCGAATAATCTTCTTAATCTTGAAAATAAGCCTTTATCTGCCATTTTGTTTTATTTTTATAAATATATTATCTTAACAACCAATCAATGCTTTCATCTTTTCCATTAATTTTCATTTTATAAGGATTTTCTACTGCATTGTTAGTATATACTCCTTTAAAGTTAGGTTTTGTGCTTGTTACATTTTTTAGTGCTGCTCTAGCACTATCTAATCCCTGTTGTTGAAACTTTAATGAAGTATCACGTAGGAACATACCAATCCCAAATGACATAACCAAGTCATCGTTGTAGCCTGTTTGAGCTTCTGGTCTTCCATTTTTCCAAATAAATACTTTCATTTCTTCTAATAAACGTTTTGATTGGATTGTTGTACTTCTATCACCAACAAATTCTCTAAATTTATTAATTACTAAAGGTCGAGTTCTCATTGACATTGTAAATCCTGGAGTCATTTCTGAGTTTCCTTCAAATACTCTTAAGTATGATTCTGCAGTAAGTTGATCTGATTTTGGTGATTGGTATAAATTTCTATAACCTCTTTCTATAATAGCATCTAATGTAGCCCAACCTATATTAGCATTTTCAACTACTAACAAAGCATTATTATATTCAGATGCTAAACCTACTAAAAAATAACCAAATTCTTTTGGAGGCATTTGACCTTTATATTCTGCTACTTGAACATTTGTTTCAATGTCAATAACATGACAAGCCGAGAAATCTTTACTATCACCTCTAGCTACATCTGCTGTTATCATATATTCTCTTGAATAATCAGCTGGTTCCCAAATCCACAAATTTTGGTCTACTCCTCTTCTTTCTAATGGTTCTTTTATTGTTGTTTCTTTAATAAAATCTAACCATTCTGAGTAGAAGACTATATCTCCGGATGTACTAAAATCACAATCACATTCTTGTGCTGCTATTCTAGGATCTCCTAACAATTCATCTTGTCTTGCTCTCCATTCTTTATCTCTTTCAGGGTGTACAAACCAAGGTAATTTAATTGGTAAAAATTCATTTTCTTTTGCTTCAGCTTTAACCCATGTTTGATGAAACCATCCTCCAGTTCCATATGGTGTACTTAAAGCAATACACCCCCCACCAGTTGCTAATGTTTGTTGAGCTGATGCCCATATTTCTGCTATATTTTCAATAAATGCAGCTTCATCAATTAATAATAAAGAAACTGCTTCAGATCTACCTGCATCACTTGAAGCTGACGTTGCTTTAATTTGTGAGCCATTATTTAATCTTAATGTTAATTTATTATTTTCTATGTAATCTATAGATAACCAAGAAGGTAAATTTTCATACATAAATTTTACCTTAGTAACCATATTTTTAGCTGTTTCTTGTTTAGTTGCTATACAAAGAACATTTTTATCTTTATGAAATAACATCATCCATAAAGAATAAGCAGCAGTTAATGTTGAAATACCTAATTGTCTAGATTTAAGAATTATTGAATAAGGATTATCTTTAAATAAACCTAATACTCTTTCTTGGAAAGGATATAAACTAAATTGTATTCTTCCTCTTTGAGGATGTTGAATATAACAATACTTTTTCATAAAATGAACAGGATCTTTTGCACATCTTATGTATTCTTGTCTTATTATTTTTTTTAAATCCTGACTCATTTTATTTAATTTGTCCAGCTAAATAAATTGCTGTTGATGTTCCTACAACACCTACAACTACACCAAACCATCTTTTATTATACCACCTATCTGTAATTTTTAATCTATCTTCATATAATTTAATTTGGTTATTTAGTAATAAAATTTCTTCATCTTTAGCTGCAAATTTAGCCATATCATTAACACGTAAATTAAAAAAATTAGTGTTTTGTAATTGTAAGTCTGCTATTAAAACTGACTTAATAGAATCTTGATATTGTAGTGTATCTATGGCTAAAAAGAAAGCATCAAGTTCTGATTGTGGTATTTTAACTATTTTATCTTGACTAAAAACATTAAATGTAAATAATAATATTAATATATATAAAATTTTTTTCATTATTTTTTTGCTTTTTTTACTGATTTTTTAAATTTACTTTTTCTGTATTTTTTCTCAAAATCAGAAATTGTTTTTTTAGCTGATTTTGTTGATTTTATTTTTTTCTTGTTAGCTTTTATATCTTTGTCTTTTGAATCTATTTTATTTTTTATCTCTTTTTCTTTTTTATCTAATTCTTTTTGTTTCTTTTTAACAGTATCTAGTTTCTTTTTATTATCTTTAAGATCTTTTTTAAATTGTTTTTTACTACCTTTATTTGCTGTTAATGCTAGGATACCTGCTATTACTGCTCCGATACCTAGAATTATTTTCCAAAATTTTTTCATATTATTCTAACATTGATTCTATTTCTTTTTTTATTCTATTTAATGTTTTTAATCTATCCATTAATTTTTCTTTTTCTGTTACATCTTCTGTTTTTTTCATTTTATTAGCAGTAGATTTCATTTCTGATGTAGTGTCTTGAAGTTTAGAAGCTAAAACAGCTACACTATCTCCTGATAATTGGGATGCTGTTGGTTCTTCATCTTCTTTTAAAACAGATATAATTTCTTCCCTTATTTTGTTTTTAAATTCAGATAATTCTATTGATTTTAATTCTTTAGCAGCATCTAATGTTTTTTCTAATGATTTATTAAGTTCTTTTTGACTTTTTACATCTTCAGGATCTGCTTCTGCTAAACTAACTGAATCTTCTGTTGCATTAATATCATCCATCATTTTTTTAGTTGTTTCTAATGCTTTATTAATAGCATCCTGATTTTGAATATCTTTGGGGTCTGCTTCATTTAAAGCTAATTTAATTTCTTCTTTGATAGCTGCTTTAAGTTGGGATTTTTTCATGAGATATTTTTATTTATAAATATCATAAAGAAAGTGAAGCTTTCACCTGGTTTATGCGTTCTTCAGTTGTGCCGGAAATTTTAACTACTTTACCAGGCATCCACCTATGCATTCCTAATATAGATGATATTTTTTTATGAATATCCAATCTGTAATTTTTATTTGTTTCTCTAACTCCATTGTCTTCAATAGGAACAGAAAGATCATCTATATGAAATATAATGTCATATTCTTTTATAAGATGCCATAAAACCCCACTTATATGTTGTTTTTCAGCTTCACTCATAGAATCAGATAATTCACAAAAAGCCATTACATCAATAATAGTTCTATCTGTTATCATTTTTTCTTGCATTAATTCTGCTGCTCTTTCAGCTGCGAATACCAATTGGCCTTTTAAAGTACTATCTGTGTTTAAAGGTATTCCTAATGAACTTAAATATTTACTACGTTCTGTTGCAAATTTATAATCTTTAAATTCTGGTTCATTTTTTAATGCATTTACTAATGTAGTTTTACCTACACTCATTGTTCCACAAAAACCTATTTTCATATTAAATTATTTTTTATACAATATACAATATTTACTTCATAATCCCAACATATTTCTTCATTTTTCTCTATTTCTTCTATACTTTTAAAGATAATTAATCTTCTCTTTTCATCTGTTGTCCAATCCGCATTTGGATTAGATGAGGAATTATATATACACCCATATCCTAAAGGTAAGACAATTTCTTTATAATTATCCTTTCTAGGAAAAACATAAGCATTTCTATATAAAGGTACTAAATCATAATATTCTTTAGGAAAAGATATAATATGACATTCTTCTAATATTTCACCTTTTTTTATTTTTTCTTTAGCAAAAACCCCATATCCATGAATTTTACTTTTTCTAACTTCTATTTTATTATTAAGTATTAAACTTTTCATAATATACTTTCAGCTACATAAGTACCTTGTGCCCCAGATACTGTTATACCTCTTGCTGATAACGCATCACCTACAAAATAGACATCAGAAAATCTAGTAAGACTTAAATCTTCATAATTTACTAAAGGTTCAGGTGATAGGTATTTTACTTCAGGCATATAAATACCCCAATCATCTTTTAATGTTGGGAATACTATTTGCATTTCTGTAATGAAATCTTCTATATATTGAGCATTTTCTTCTCCTAATGATTCAAATAAAGGTTCCATATTTTCTACTACAACACATCTAACAAAATCACCTTCTGATGTTTTAGATGGTAATCTATTACCTGGGGAATAATATGTGCCTGTTCCACTACATTGTAATTTTTTAACTGCTTCTCTTGACCAATCAAATGGTTTATCTATACCTCTAATTTCCATTAATATACCAAAATTAGTCATGTTATTTCTATATGCTTCATCTTTTTTAGCATGTCCATTATAAGAATGATCACCATAAGTTTTTTCTAAAGCAACATAAGCAGCATTATTGTTTGTACAAAATGTTCTTAAACTTACATTATCAAACTTTTTATATAACTTAAAATCATATGATATGTCAATTAATTTTTGAAAATGTTTTTGTGGTGCTTCAAATCTAACTCCTATTTGTACTGGTTTTGGTTCTGTTGGTAATTCGTATTTTTCAGCTAATTGTTTTCCAAAATCAATCCCTGATTTACCTACTCCAAATATTAATTTATCATAATATATTCTTCCTGATGGAATGTTTTCTCCATAAACTAAATTAGTATCAAAATTAATATCATCTACTTTAGTATTCCATAAAAATTCTACACCGTTATCAGTTAAATATGTATACCAATTTTTACCAATTTCATGTAGATAATCAGTTCCTATATGCCATACAGGAAATAATCGCAAACCAAAATAAGGTTTAATAAATTCTGGTTCTTCTACAGGATGTGAACATTGTATTACTTCAGGTTTAGGGTGAAATCTTCTAAAATTATTAATAACTTGATCCATTAACTCCATAGCTTTATCTTCACCACAATATTTTGATAAATGACCACCAATAGAAGTATGATATGTCAATTTACCATCTGACCAACCTCCGGCTCCCATAAAACCCGTCATTACTTCTTCAGGTTTACGTTTAAAGGGATCATTACCCATATCAATTATGGTAATTTTACCTTTATAATTGTTATCAACTAATTTTGTAGCAGCATTAACACCTGCTACTCCTGCTCCTATAATTACTATTTGTTTCATCTTTAGATTTTTTATTAATTAAATATACAAAAAAAGAGCCGTGGCTCCAAAATGAGGCCACAGCTCTCTATATAAAAAACCCATAAAGGGTATCTGGCTATGAATCAGATTTTTACTTGCAACATTTTAGGTTGCACCAACCTATACAAACTTTATTAAAAGTTAAAATACAGATTAAATTACATATAAATTTTTTCATTTTTTTATTTTTTATTAATTGATTAATTTTTCGTTTATAGTATCTTTATTGTTAGTATCATATCCATCTCCAGGATCATCAGTTATATCTCCATCAGCTGTATGACCTACTTTGTCAGGAACCCATTGAGCTGCTATTCCATTTTGTAAATCCCATTTTACTGGGTCCATTTCTTGAAGATTTTTTATGTTATGTTTTTTAAATGGTTCACCATCAACAGTAACTTTTTTTCCTTCTTTTTCATCTTCTTCAGCTTCATTTACCTCTCCTTTTAATTTTAATTTCATATAAGCTGCTTTAACATCTTTAAGATCAGGTAATTTTTTAATTTCACCATCCATAAACTTTTTTAAAAAATATTGTTTAGCTTCTGTTTCTAAATCTTGTGATTCTTTTATTTTACCTTCAGGTAAATCATAATCTGCATAAAAATTTTCCCAATCATCATCTGTAAAACTTGATCTAGGATCTAATTTTTCTCTCCAATGATCTAAAGCTTTTTTCATCATTACTACATTATTACTTTTTAAAGCTGCTTTTAAACCTTGTCTTGCTTCTAAATTATCTGATGTTGGGGGTGTTAAAGAGTCTAATAATTTTTCTAGTTGATCTATTATTGATTGTTTTTTTCCCTCTAAATCTTTTGCTTTTTCATAATAATCTTTATCTTCTTTTATATAACAAGATTGAATTAATTTTTCATTTTCTGATAATGATTTTATTCCTGGTGTTGACATATTTGGTTTTAATCTGCCTATATTATCTTTTCTAGATCTATCTCTAGGTATTTCTTTTTGTGGTGTAAAATTATTACCCCCCATTTTATTTCCAAATCCAACTCCTTCTTTTATTATCTTTTCATCTTTTTTATTTAAATCTAAAATAAAACGTGAGTATAATGCAGAAGCTTCATTAATTAATTTTTTAAATTTTTTAGAACCCACACGATGTTTTGTTTCGTTTAACGGTATATTATTGTCTATATGAAATTTTAAATCATTAGACAATGGAGTACTAAATACTTTATTTTCCCTCAATATAGGACCTATAGATTTAGTTTTACACCCACCACATCCACAATTGCAATCTTTTTTACCTGTGTTTTTGCTCATGATTATACATATTAAAAATTATACTTTTATTCTAGGAACTAAGTCAGAAGGGTTAGAAACTATTATATCATTACCAATAGCATCTATAAAATCACCTCCATCATAATATTTAAAATTTCCTACATTATCAGATATCATAAAACCATCAAACCCATGTTCTTCAAAATAATCTTTTGCTAAAGTTGTAGCTAAATTATCGATAAACTTTTTAGCTTCAAATTCATTATCTGTAAAATATGACTCAAAATTCATTGGTAATTTATTTTTATACCAAGAACTAATTTCATCTGATAAATCTTTTGTTAATTTTTTGTTATCTATACCTAATTCTAAAGCAGATTTAAATAATTTATCAATTTTATAAGGCCAAGAGGTTCCTTTAGGTCTAATTAAATTTTTTAATTCTTCTTTTTGAACATCTTCTAAATCAAAAGTATTAATTAATTTTTCCATTTCTTTTATTATATCATCCGCTTTACCTCTTACAACATATTTAGGAGCAACCATTGCCCCTGATGCTCCTGTTCTAGATTTTAATTCAACTTCTTTACCTCCTATATTTAAGTCCCCCTTTGATTCTGCTTTTTTAACATTATTAAAAAATACAGATAAAAATGCTTCTCCAGGTCCTAATGAAACTGTTCCTTGAATAGAATCTTTCATATCACTATATAAAGATTTTAAATCTGTATTGTCAAATCCTGGTATTTGGTCAAAGTAATTATTTTTAGTTAAATCAAATGTAGGTGGATTTTCAGATAATTTTGCAAAATCTCCTGTCTTACCTAATTCAGATAAAAGTGATTGAAAAAATAAAATATCTTTTGAACTTAAATTTTTATCAGCTAAATGTTTCTTCATTGAATTCCCAAAACCTACGTTTTTAGCATATTTAGCTATTTGTTTTAATTCTTCAGGATCAGATATGTTTTTTATTAAACTTTCTATTTCACTTCTTACTTCATCAATATCTATTTCTTCATTTTCTTTTACAACACCTGTTATTATTTCAAATAATAAATTTTTATCCTTTGGGTTATTCATATCCGGGTAACCTTTTGGAAATTTATAAGATATTTTATTTAAAAATGTAGTTATTGAATCCATTATGCTTCTTCTGCTGCTGGCTCTTCTGCTGGTTCTTCAGTTGTTTCTTCTGTTTCTGTTTCTTCAGTTTCTGTTTCTGTAGTCTCTACTTCTTCAGTTTCAGCATCAGGAGAGCCATATCTTAATATTCTAGCTATTGCCATAGCTGCTTGTTCTTCTTCAGGAAGATTTAATAAATAATAATTTTTCCCTTCTACTTGAGCTACCCAACTTCTACCATTATAAATTAGATAAAAAAGTTCACCATTTTTTAAATTAATTCTAAATGTACTAGGACGAGGTGCAACCCAATCTATAGATGCTAAAAAATTATCGAACTCATAAGTTAAAAGATCGATAATTACTGCTTTAAGTTCCGGGAATTTTGTTAATTCATCATACTCTAATACTGCTGTTTCGGATTGCATTACAGCAGGGTAAACTTGTTTTATTAACAAGCGTAGTTTGTCTTTTAACTCTTGTCGTGTCATATTTACTTAATAAATCCACCTTTTGTTTGAGAATAATCTTTTACTTTTTCTAATCTTTTAGCAAATTCTGGTTTATCTTTAAAATACATTTTATTCATTAAATCAGGTTTTTTACCATCATATGGTGATAAAAATGGTAATTTTTCAGAATATGAATACATACATTGGTACTCATTATTATCTGGGCATTTTACTACATCACCAATGTTTAGCGCTCTTCCTTCTATATCTTTAATAGCTTCATCTTCATTCATAACAGGAGGTGCTGATGTTAATGCTTCACCTTCTAAATAATGCTTAACAGAGCTCATATAATCTGATGCTTTTGTTAATTTAGCTTGAACCCAACTTTCTAATTGAGATTTATTATCTAACATATGAAATAAATGTTGAGCATATTTAGCTATTTTTGCTAATTGCTTTCTAGCCATTTTTCCTTCTAAATCTAATTTTCCTTTATGGCCTTCATTTATAGTTTCTGATATATAACAAGATTGAACTAATTGTTCATTTTCATCTAATTGTAAATCTTCATTAGTTTTTTTCTTTTTAGGTGGGTTTTCAGTATAAACCCCAACTGATAGATCATCATCTACTTCACCATCTTCCTTACCTATTGCTTCTTTTACTTTAGGAGTTGATAAAGCTGTTTTGACCATTTCTCTTAATCGATTATTAATTGCCATTGATTCTGTTGTTTTTTTAGCTATATTAGTAGCTCTACCATACATTACTGCTTCAGCGTCCTTACCATATTTTTTAACTAAATCGCGTTTATTTTTCTTCATATTCATGATGATGTCCTCACGCTTATCAAGTTCTGCTTTGGTAAGTTTACGCTCTTTTAACATTTTATACCTTTTCTGTTGCTGATGACGTTACTGTTTCTGTTTCTTCTGTTTCTGTTTCTTTTGTTTCAACTTCTTCTTCTTCTCCTGATTTTGTTTGGTCTTTTTGTTCTAAATCAGTTAATTTTTGTATAGCTATTTTAAAGAATGCATTTTTATCAAAATTTACTTGTTCTTTTGCTGATATTTGATCTATTAATGCTAATATTATTCTAGCCATATCACCAACATCTTTAACCATTTGATTTGCTTTAGTTGCTATTGGTGCGGGTAATTCAAAGTCAACAACTGCTTCTTCAAGTGATTCTTCTACATTAGATTTTACAACATGAGCTCTTGTAAAATAAGTAATAGTATTTCCAATTTGATCTAATAATTTAGCATCACCTAATTTTTCAGCTGTTTGTTGAGCTTTGGTTAGTAAACCTTGAATTAATTCAACATTTTTATTTACTTCACCAGGCATTTTAACATCGATATTTGTTTCTGCTTCTGATGATTCATCATCAACTGCTACAGATTCATCATCTGTTACATCAATGTCTGTTTCTGTGTCAACATCAACGTTTTCAGTATCTTTAACATCAACATTTTCAGTATCTTCTACTTCTTCGTCTTCTTGTACTGTTGACTTTCCTACTTTTTTAGGGTCTAAATCTAAAGTGCCTCCTTTTGTTGGATTATTATTATATTTCCAAGACACAGCATCAGATTCTTTTAGTATTTTTTCTTTAATTTTTTTCTTTAATTCAGATATTGTTATCTTAGATGAAGACTTTTTAACTTCTTCTTTTAAAGACTCTTTTTCATTTTTTAAAAGAGGATTGTTTTTTAAATAATCTTTATAGTTAAATTCACTCATGATTGTATATTTTTATTTATAAATATGTTAAAATCTATTTAGATTTAAGTTTTTCCATTATTTTTTTAATTAATTCTGTTCTTTTTTCACCAGGTATGCTTTTTAACCCACCCGGGGTTTTAAATGTTGTGTTTTCTGGGTCAATATTTCCTGTTTTATCATACCCACAAGTACCTTCTTCTAATTCAGGATGAAATTTTATATAAACTTCATTGGCATCAGGTTTAATAGATTCTCCATCAACTAATACTTCAGCGGGGTATACTTTAACATCATCACCATACCAGTAATTTATTTTATATCCTCCTTCTTCTGTTAGTTCTACTATTAATCCTCTTTTATAATCTTTTTCTTCTGCTTGTAAAACAACTTTTTTACCTCTAGGAAGAATTAATTCAGCTTGAGATACTCTATTATCATTTTCTCCTTCTTCTGCTTCGTTTAAATTATGTTTTTTTGTCCATGCAATAATTTCATCTTCAAAATCTGAGGGGATATTTCCAAAGGTTCTTATATCAAATGGGGTATAATCATTACTTAAATTACCATATAAGTAATCTTCTATTTTTTTTTCAGCATCATCGGGATCTTTAATGTATGATAACATCATATCCATTAACTCATCTTCTTGATTAGGAGTTATTTTATTTTCTTTTAGTAATTTAGTTGATGAAAATTTCATATTTTTTAATTAGTAGTACCCCAACTTTTTAATGTAGCTGCTTTACCATCAATATATTCTTGTTTATCTTTAGTAAATTTATCACCTACAATTTTAACACCTCCACTTCGTATATTAACTCTACCCATCCAATCTTTACCTTCAGGGTCTATAATTACTTCTTCTTTTCCATATCCCATTTTAACCATATCTTCTAACCACATATCAAAGCTACGCTCATTGCTGACGACTCTATCAGCGTCAGTTGGTGTTTCTAAATGAAGTTCATCCCATTCTTCTCCAAATCCAGGCAGTGCTCTTAATATAAAATCCCAACTTAATTGATTTAATTGGTGTTTACTACTTTCATTTAAGTTTTTTTTTTCATTTATGCCTATATTACTTAATTCATTATATAAATCTTCTTCTTCATCTGGGCCTAAAAATTCTCTAAATTCTTTAGCATGTTTTCTTGCTATTTCAGCAGATTTTTGTTCATCATTTTTGATGTAAAATGACTCTAATGCATCTAATATTTCACCATATGAATACATATCTGCTATATTTGAGATACTATTAACTAACTTATAATTATCTTCTTTGATATTTCCTTCTTTTAAATATCTACTTTTATTCCATTTATGTATATTAAAATCACTCATAATTATAGTTATATTTTATAAATATATATTTTTCTTTATTTCTTTAAATTTTCTAAATATTTTATTGTTTTTTCTAAACTTTCTAAAGCTCTAGATTTATTTATTCCACCTTTCCAATTTTCTACATCACCTTGTTCAGTAATAAATGATTTATTTGTTTCATTATTTAATTGATCTTCAAACCAATTTTTAAATTCATTTATAAAAGCATTTAATTCTCCATTATGTATATTTTTTTCATATTCTTCCCAAACGCCCCTTTGCTTTAATTCAGATTCAAAATATAAATAACATTCATAACATGTTTTATGAACTCTAAAAAAATCAGGATCAAATTTATGTTTCATTAACTTATTACAACTAGGACAAAATAAAGGTGTTCTTACCATTTTTTTTACTTTATCATATTTAGTAATGTTTTGTTTTAATCCATTTTTAATAGTCCATTTTCTACCATCTTCTTCCCAAATATCTCCTTCTTTGTGGAATTCATTTTTTTTAGAATAACCTACTCCTTTAATAGTACGTTCGTTAGTTTTTCCTGATAGAATATTACGAGCACGTTTAACATCTCTTTTTGACCATTCTTTTTTTAAAATATTTTCTTTCATAAACCTAATTCTTTTAATTGAGCAATAGTTGAAGCTACACTAGTATGTAAAATTCCTATTCCACCTGCTTCTTTCCATTGATTGATGTTTTTTTCTCTATCATCAATTAATATTGAATTTTCATTAGCATAATTTTTTTTATTATTAGCAAAAGCTAAAATTAATTTAACACCCGGTAAATTACGTTTTGCCCATACTCTTTTTCCTAATCTAGATTCATTATTACGTGAGGGAGCTGATAGTAATATGGGATTGTATTTTTTAATGTAATCCCAATATTCTTGGCTTCCTGGCATCCATTCAATTCCTGTCCAAAATCTAACTCCTACTTCGTCATCAATTAATTCCCAAAATTTTTCTAAACCAAATTTATCTACATAATCTGATGGTGGTATTCCATCTGAGAATTGTTTAAATCTAGTATCAAAATCAGCTATTACACCATCCATATCAGAATATATAGTATATTTTTCATCTTCTGTTATAGGTTTATAACCTGATCCATAGGGAGCCGCTTTACCATCATGGTTAGGTAAATCAATAGTTTCTTCTAAACCTTTAGCTAATTCTAAAGCATAAGCATTTAGTCCAAATGGATCCTTTTTTGTTTTTTCGACTTTAATAGGAATTAATGAACCTCCTTCTTCTATGTCAGTAGTAATTTCACCATCAATAGAATCTGTCCAATTTCTAAAAATCATATTCCCTTCTTGATATGCTTCTCTTTCTATTGCATCTAATTCATCATCTTCATTAGTATTTGTAGTCATTATATCACCTAATCTATCTTCTAAATTTTGTATGTGATGAATCATTTCATGAGAAAATGATCTTACTATATCTTTTGGATGTCTACCTTCAGTATATAATACTATAGTTTTAGTTTCAGGGTTATAATATGCAGTTTTTCCGAAAAAATTTTTAGCATTTGATTTTTCACTATGATAAAATATTACTTTAGGTAGGGGTAAAATATTTAAACCCATTTTTATCATATGTTTAGTTAAATCTTTTATTTTTCCTTTATAATCTATATAATCTGAATATGTTGCATTTTCTTCTAAAGGGATAACTGGATTAGATGTTTGAAAATCTTGTTTCCTCATTATAGTTTTTGCAGTCATATCTATTCCATTTTGATCTACATCAATTACAAAAGGAATATTAATATTTTTATTAAAATCTTTTACAACAGCTTCTAAATCATCTTCAGTTTTTGATAAAGGTTTACCGTGTTTTTTATATAATTTTTTAAATATACCTATTAATTCAGCTACTGATATTGGTTTTTTATTTCTAATGTCATTTAATCTATCAAAAAAATGTTTTGTAAAATCGATGTCAATTCCTAATTTATTAAATAAACCATCAGCATATGATTCAATTGAATCTAATTGATTTTTAGTAATATTTTCATTTATTAATTTTGTAGATGCTATATTATATACTTCTTCTTTATCTTCATCACTTAATTCATGAGGTAAAAAATTTTTAAACTCATCAGAATCTAATGTTAAAGCTTTTCTAGCATTTCTAGCTCTCATATTTGAGTCTGATGTTGTTATAGTTTTTAAATTTAAATTTGGGTATTTATCTGGGTTTGTTATTAATGGGGCTGATCTTGTTTTTATATCATATTCATCATCTTCCTCTCCTTCTCTTTTTCCTATAACCCAATAAAATTCTAATTCAGGATCATTTTTAGGAGCTCTATAAATATCTCCAATTGGATTTTTAGCTGGTATAATTTTTACTTTTTGAGGTAAATAATTTTTATAAATGTCCCAAATTAATAAAGATTCTGTTTGATCTATTCCATCTCTTTCTAATCCTCCAACAAAAATTCGGAATTCATCAATTTCAGGGTATTCAGCTAAAGCTTGTTTAACAACATTAAAGTGTCCTCTTATGGGGGGTTTAAAACCACCTCCATAAAGAGCAACTACTTTAGTATCATCTACTTCCATTAATCCTCTTACTAATTCTTTTGTTAGTTCATTCATCTAGTTAAAAATGTCTTTATTTTTGATTGTGCTTCTTCCCTTGATACTGATGTGTTTATAATATCTTTTACCCCTTCGTCAGATAATAATAATTTTAAATCTGCTTCTAATTCTGCTTTTGATTTAGCAGATCTTGCTTTAGCTTTTTCATCTTTAGGTTTTGTATTTTGAGGTTTAAAAGGATCTAAATAGGTTTTTATTATATCTTCTAAATTATCCATTTTTTCATCTTCTAAAGTATTAGCAACTGAAACAAAATTATTACCAAATAATTCTTTATAAGGACTATGATTTTTAGTTACTGAATTCCATGTACGCATTACTATAGCTGGGGCTAAACTTCTATCTTTACCACCTGATTTTTCAAATCTATCTTGATTTTGTTTTAATGAACGCTCTAAATCAGTATAAACATAAAGCATAAATACATTATATCCTGCTTCTTCTAATTCATTTTTTAATTTAACAGTTTGATTATATGAAGCGCCTGTGCCATCTAATATGAATGATTCTTTATTTTCAATTGTAGAAGCAACATTACCTTTAAATTCTTTATTAGCTGCTGCCATTGCTTTGGCTGATAGACTTCTTTCTTCAGGTGAAGATTTTTTTAAATTTAAAGATACATTTGCATTTTTTAAATTTTGAATATAAATATCATCTATATTTAATATTTTTAATCCTCCTAAATCTAATCCTTTTAAAATATAACCTTTACCAGCACCGGGTGCTCCTGCTAAAATTATAGCTTTTGGTCCACTTTCTACTTCACTTAATAATTGGGTTAAACTTATCATAATACAATTTTGTTATAAATATCATAAATTTCTTTTAGCTGACGTTCTAAACTCTGTGAATGATGGAGAATGTCTTGGATTTTCTAAATCAAATAATTTTTTAACTGTGTTAAAAATATCAATATTTTCTTCTTGTGTTCTTTTTGATTCATATACTTCCCATCCTTTACCTTGTATCATTCCTTCTTTGGGTTTTCTTTTAGAAGATTTTAACCAAAGTATACCATACCTATCTGCTTTTTTACCATAACATTCTTCATAACATTTACCATAAACTGCTGTTTGTAATTCATATGTTGTTTGTAAATGGTTAGATGTTTTAAAATCTATAATCCATAATTCACCATCTATTTCACATATCATATCACAAGTACCTGCTACTTTTAATTCATCTGAAAATATATGTACTTCTGTTTCTATTAATGTTGGGTTATGTGTTTCCCAAAAGTCAACAAATCTTAAAAACATTTGCCAAATATCAGGATTATATTGAGGATTACCCGATTCTGTTAGGAACTTTAATTCTTTACCATTTAAATAATCTTCACACATTTCATGTACTAAAGTACCTTCTTCTCCTGCTTTTTTAACAATCCAATCGGCTGAGTATCCTACTTTTTTTAACCAATCTTGGAAATGTTTTCCTTTAGGATAATAACTTAAAACATAAGTTATAGATGGATAATATTTACCATTTCTTCTATAATATCTAGAATCTGGTAGCGTTATTTGTTTTGAATCTTCACTTATTTCTAAAATTCTATTGTAAGATTTTTTTATATTGGGTTTTTTCATGCTAACATTATTTTCTTTTCCATTAAATTTGAATATGTTAATGGAAGAGTATTTTGAATTAAATTAGTAAATTGTTCAAAACCCATTTCTGAGGGATCCTTATCTTTTAATTCAACAAGATAAACTTCTTTTCCTTCATCTATAAATTTTTTACAAAAATCTAACGATTGTTTTTGTGCATCTTTATCTAATGCAATATATATTTTTTTAATAGTTGATGTTACTATTTTTTTCATTAAAGTAGATTGTATATTTTTACCTAATAAGGGAATAGCATTACGTTTAATAGCAATGGCATCAAACATTCCTTCACAAATAACTAAAGGTAAATTCCAATTAATTAAATGTTCATTAGGTATAATATCTCTACTTGCTTCTGGGTTTCTGTATTTTACATATGGGTCTTTTTCAAATGAACGACCTGTAAAGTAATTTAAATTACCTTTACTGTCATAAGATGGTATTATAATCATTTTAGCATATCTTCCATTTTCACAATAACCTATATTATATTTTTCAATATCATCTTTAGTTATGCCTCTATTTTTTAAATAAACCAAAGCATGTTTAGTAATAATGTCTTTTGATTCTAATAATGATTTATATTCTTTTGGTAAATTTAATGATTTTTTTACTACAATATTTTCAACCTCATAATCAGTTTTTGATAATGATTTTAATTCTTGAAATTTTTCTGGGGATGCTCCTACTTTTTTAAATAAAGTTGAAAGGCGATTGCCTTTAGTATTACAAACCCAACAATGCCAAGGATTTAATCCTTTTTTATTTTCAGTAAAATTTACTTCTAATTTAGGTTTGTGGTGATTACAAAAAGGACAATTATAAGCTTGATTTCCTCTTGCTGTTCTTTTTCCAGTACCTAACACAGATGTTGTTAAATTTGCAAGTAGTTCATTAACCATAAATATTAATGTATGAAGATTATTTTGGATCTCCAAAGTCACGTGTAAAAAACTTACCTAATATGTTATCATTAAAAAATTCATCTGGTCTTTCTAAAACTTCATGAATAAATTGATATTTCATTTCATAATAAGTTAATCTTTTTTTACTTGTACATAAATGAAGTATTTCTCTTTGGAAATTACTTTTATCTTCTGTTTTTAATAATTCTAGAAGGTATTTATTAGAACCATAATATGTTTTCCAATCTGATTCTTTTGAGACTAACTTATATTTAGGTGGTCTTCCTTTTGCTCCTTCATATACTTTTAAATCTTTT